CCTCAACAGTGGTGCCCACTTGGTGGTGCGTATTCTTAGCAGGTGTTGCAGAGAACCACTTCCAGATACCAAATCCGGACAACGCCAAAACAGCCAGCAGTAGACCACTCTTAAGAGTGGCATACTTGGAGAATTGTTCCTTGACTCTCATTCTCATGATGTCACAGAACTCACTCCATTTCATCGGGGAATAAGCATCTTCAAATGCCTCCTCCTCAACTTCTGGCTCGAAAGGCGTGCCCTGGAATCGGATTGGGTGTAGCTTCGCAAAACGAGCAGGAGTTATACGCTCCTCCAGTGCTACGTTCATCGCCATGGATTGCTTATGGGACTTCTTCATGATAGCTAATGCTTCCATGACGAACTCTTCGTAATCCATAGTCCTGATCTCTCCGTCATCACCACACATTGGCTGTTGCGTCTCAGCATTGTAGAGCTGAACAAGATACGGCTTGGTATCAACAGGTCCAGCACACTTGGATGTATCTAGCCTCTTCACAGTTTTACCTGTTTGGAGACTTTCACCATCCTTAGTGTACTCTTCCTTATTGATAACCTTACCGCACAGGTCAATCCTACGCCGATAGGCATCCGGGAAAGTCAGAGAATTTACATCCTGCTCCAGCACATTGCTCGTAAGAATAATGGCTTTGGAACAAAACTTGGTCCTCTTCTTCTCCTCCAGACTAGCCATGTGCAGAGGGTAGGGCGCGAGATTCGCAGCCCTAATCAATTCCATGAACTCTTCATTAGGAGCGACCTGGGAATCGCCACGCTGGCCGAAATCGTCATAAACGACAACATTCTGGCCCGCGTAACCATCCCAGAACTCCTGTTCAGTGTTCCTGAAGTAGATTTCCGTTGAGAATTCCTTTGCAACCTCCAGTGTATCACTGAGAGCACAATGGAGATCACATGCGAGGGGCCAAGCCATTCCTGACTTACCCACTCCACTCTCACCGAACAACAAAAAGACAGCAGGCTTCATCCGAGGACGATTGCCAAACACTCCAGTGTAATCACACAGTCTGCGAGCTTCTTCCACCAACTTAAAAGTACGGTGGAAGTGCAACGTGCATTCTGAGCGAAGACCCTTGGTGTTCAACAGACCTGCAAAGGCCATACCTTCCTTGAATAGACGATCAACCAGAAAAACTAGTTTCTCGTCCTTTTCCAGACGGACGGCCAATGGTGCCTGAGTATTAT